AGAACAATAGTTTTACATACAAGTACAGATGGTCGAATTCAGGTGAAGAATATTCTGAGTTTGCAGAACTTAATAGAACGGCTAATCCAGGTGACCTGTTTAGTCTTTCTTTCGACGGTACGTTAGATCTTTATTTAGATATTAGGGCTGAAGTTGACCGTTTATCAATGACTGGTTCTTTAACTATTATTGATGTTACATTTACAGTTGAAGATGTTAATGGTGTTATAGAAGCTTGTCCGCAATATTGTGTGGATTGTGCTGACCCTTATGCTTATTCTGGTTGTGCAAATATTAAAATAGAATGTGAAGATTCTGCCAACAAGTTTCAGCCGTATGCACTTACAAAGAACAATAACCTTTACAACCAGCTTGTAGAGATTTCTAGTGATCTTTTTGGGCACGAAGTAAGGTACTACAGAACAGAACCAGACCAGAGAACAAAAGATGTTATCTTTATGGAGTACTCACTGTTCTCGGTTGCTGATGTACAGCCATTAAAGGTTTCAGTACCTGATAATGAGTTCCCAACAGAAGCAATGCAGTACGATATCTTTGGTATGGGATTTGAAGACTTTGAAATTCATATTACAGACTATCAATTTGAAAAAGCATTTGGTATAGGCAACAGACCTAGAACTAAAGACTACTTATATTTCCCTATCAATAATAAAATGTATGAAGTTAAATCTGTTACTTTAGCAGATGAATTTAATGTGCAACATACATACTGGAGGGTAATGCTGGCTAAATACCAAGATAGAAGTGCTGTTGAAAAATCACCGGCTATTGAAGCTGAACTTGAAAACTTAGTAGTAGGTGTAGAAGAAATTTTCGGTGCTGAAATTCAAGATGAAATGGTTAAAGCAACGGACCCACAACAGTTAAAGTCTGCTCCATTCCAATGGGATGATGGTGTTAGAGTTAATTCAGCAGCGGACCTTAAAATTGTTGATTACGATTTAAAGAATAGATGGACAATTGTTTCAAAGCATCATTACGACCTTTCATCTGTAGAAACTGATATAACAGCTATTGATTATGCTCTTCCAGCTAAGCAATCTATTGACAATAATTTAGCCCTTACAACTTGGTTCTCGCCGGTTTTCGATACAACGGACAATACAAAGTACCAGATTATCAACGGTGACCAATTTGGTGAAGGTTTAGCAGTTAGACTTTCTTCTAGTAAACTTGAGGTAATGGTGAATAATCAAATGCATACATTTATGCATAATATGATTTTAGGTTCACATGAATGGTATGGTCTTGTTATTAACATGTCAAACACGTTCCGTGAACTTTCGGTTAGCATTTATTATCTTAATGAGGCTAATAATAGAAACAGACCACAAGATGCTACAAACAATCTAGAGCTACAATTTAGCGAAACTAGACCAGTTACACAAGCATTTATTTGGGACCTTGATAGACCATATAGGCTTAAAGGTGGTAAGCTTAAGCTTACAAACATCAGGCTTTGGAAGAAAACAATTGAAGAAGAGCAACACAGTAATATCTTAAACCAATCATTGGTAAGAGATGCTCATTTAGCTCTTTTAATCGACAACGCAATTCCATCACTTTCATACCAAAGATACCACAACGCAAGGTAACTTTGACAAACGTATATTAAATGTGTCGTGGTATCTACGATATATATAATATTATATTAATAGATTATATTTATGGCTAATGATAAGAAGAACATTCGTTCACAGGCGGATGAAATTAGAAATGAACTAGATAGCCTTATTGGTGATGATGATTCTTTAGAAGGTATTGAGGTTGACCCTAAGTTACCCGTAGCTTCAGAACATTATGAACCTTTTGATTACGCTGTAGTTAAGGGTAATTCTGATAAGCAAGCAAAAAAGACTATAGATTCTTTGATGCGTTTTTATCTTGACGCTGATATCATAGAACACGACGAATACGTTAAAGCCAAAAAAAGAATGGACGAGATGACCATGAGTTCTCTTGTCTACCAACTTCAAGCAGGTGAACGTGCTTTAACAACACTATTAGAAACTATCGAAAACGGTGAATTGGCACCAAGAATGTTCGAGGTTCTTGCTACTCTTCAAAAATCAATGCTCGATATCATTAAATCACAAACAATGTATTTAATGGCAACTGAAGAATCAGTTAAGCGTATTGCCAGGGATGCGGAACTTTATAAAGAACGCACAAACAAACAGATTACAGATACAGCCACGGGCGGAAATAACGACGGTGGTAACGTCCAAAGAGGTACAAGAGACTTGATGTCTAAGATTAGAGCAGGTATCGATAACGACGTCCAGGATGTTGAAATTGAAGACAACGAATAATGTCAGATTACACAGGAGATAATAAATGGATACCAAAGTCAGATTCAGATGCTGTTGCTGAAAAATTGGTATGGTCTACTAAATCGGTTAATGACTTGGTTCTTGCAATGGACCAGGGTTATCGACCTAAAGTAGCTTTGCCTTTTTATGAAGGTAAACAGTTTCTTCGTAAAGGCAATATTGTATTTGAGTATACTGATGAAGAAATTGCTGAGTTAGCAAAATGTGCAAATGATATTGTTTATTTTGCACAAACTTATGCTGTTGTAATGACTGATGAGGGTGTTCAGCAAGTTGAGCTTCGTGATTATCAAAAGCAATTATTAAGAGACTTCCAGCACAATAGATTCAATGTTGTACTTGCGTCTCGACAAATGGGTAAGACGGTAACAGCATCTATCTTCAATGCATGGTACCTAACATTTAACTTTGACAAGACAACCCTACTACTAGCCAACAAATCAGATTCGACTAAAGAAATTATTGATAAGGCTAAAGTTGTTATTGAAAACCTTCCATTCTATATGAAACCAGGTATCGTTAAATACGATGTCATGAATGTTAAGTGTGACAACGGGTGTCGTCTAGTAGGTCAGTCAACTACTGCAAAGTCAGGTATTGGTTTTACGATTCATAACCTGTATCTTGATGAGTTTGCTCACGTTCATCCAACTATTGTAGATTCATTCTATGAAAACGTTTATCCAACGCTTTCAGCTTCTAAAGTATCTAGGATTAATATTACTTCAACACCTAATGGTTTTAATAAGTTTTATGAAATCTTTTCAGGTGCTGAAAGAGGTGAGAATGCATATAAAGCAACTAGGATTGATTGGTGGCAACACCCGGATAGAGACGATGCTTGGTACGAACGTGAATTAGGTAACCTTGGTTCTGAAGATGCATTCAACAGACAATACGGTAATGAATTTGTTAGTTCATCTAACTTATTGTTTAGTCCAGCTACAATGAAAAAGTTACGTAAGGGTATTAAGGATTATGTTTATCATGACCTTGAAGATTTTGAAAACATTCATATCAATACTGAAGGGTTTTTATCTTGGCACCCAGACTTTGACCCAGAAATGGCTAAAGAATCTGATAAGTATTTTGCTTTTTCAATAGATATTGCAGAGGGTAATGGAGGTGATTATTCAGTTATTAATATGTTTGAAATAGTACCTATCGAAGAAAAACAAATGGATGTATTATTAAATCCTAGTTCGATGCAAGACTTTTTTGGATTGAAGCAGATTGGTATTTTTAGGTCTAACGAACATGTTATTGAAGACTTCGCTAAAATACTGTATACTTTATCTGTTGAAATTTTCAATTCAGAAAATTTAAAAATGGTTATCGAGTACAATACATACGGTTCTATTCTTATCAAATATCTAGAGACTATCTTCCCTAGAAGAAACGAATTCGATGAAGAAATGATTGTTCGTTTTAAACACCGTCACGATGCAAGAGTGCTTAAACAGGGTATTAGAGTTAAATCTGATAATAAGCCAGTAATGTGTCAGGACCTTAAAAAGATCGCTGAACAGAACAGAATTGTATTTGACGAAAGAACTACAGTTGAAGAGGCTTCAATGTTTGGTACTTTAAAAAATGGTTCATACGGTGGACAGCACGGTAACGATGACGTTATCATGAGTTGTGTTACTGTTTGTCAATTATTTCAAACTATTGACTATGCTGATATGGTTGAAGAACTACTAGACGTTATTGAACCAGAGCTTTATGAAAAAATGGAAACTGTTCTTAATAAAGACTTTGAAGGTGACGGCACCTTACAGTTTGATATTTATGACATTTTATAAGAATGTTCATATTAAAAAGAGATATATACATAAAATAAAAAATATAGTTATACATCATGGCACTAAGTCCACAACTATTACAATTTAAAAGTTC